ATATTACCTTTAATAACTTGTGTTGCCTCTGTATAACCAGGGGCATCTTCGAATGTAGCTGAAAGACCAACCGCTTCATCTATTACATCCCCTTTACCTTTTATCAAATCACTTAATACTCTTCTTAAATTTACAGTCGTGCCTTTTTTAAGTTTTAATAAATCATCTCTTATGCTGAATTTTAAATCACGAATAACCCCTTCCTGAAACCCAAAACTTCCTGATCTATCAGCAATGGAATCTAAAATATCTGCTGCTTGATTAGCGGAAGGATATTTAAAATTAGGTATATTTAAATTTTTTCTTGTTCCAGTTTTTAAAACTTCAACATATTTTGCTACATCATTTCTAGTTTGATTCATTAAAGGAACACTTTTTGATGCACCTTTACCATAAAGTTGTTCTGCTAATTCCTCTATATCAACATCTGGATCTAATTTAAATTCTTCGTTTAATCTCATTACTGCCTCAAAAGTATTGGTAACTGCTTTTTTAGCGGCTGCTGCAGTTCCAGCAGTCTGTCTTACGACTTTACCAGAAATTTTATTTAAATTAGGTATTTCATCTTTTATAAGTTTTTTTATTTTTAATTTATCAAAAACTTCTTTTGACACCGCACCTGAAAGATTTTTAGTATCTCCTTTAACATATTTTAATAAATCTCTTGCTAATTGATCTAACCCTGAAGAAGCTCCTTGTACTTTACTAGTTTTTGCAAACCACTCTTCAGGAGAAATATTAGGATTATCTTCAATTATTTTTAATAAGTTTTGTACATTTTTAATACTTCTTCCTGTTAATCCTTTTATATTAAGAGTAATCGGATTACCTTTAAATGTAAAAGTTCCCTCTGCAAGTTTAGCACGTCCTCCATCTTGAAAAGAACCTGAAGATTTATATCTTAAAAATTCTTCGTAAGTTCCTTGAAAACCATTGTCTACTGCTATTTGATATTCTTTTTGTGCACCTAAATATTCGTCCATCAATTTTGTACCGCCTGAAAAATTTTCTCTTTCATAAGCATCAATCTGATCTCTGATTTTATCTTTGTCTTGTTGAAGTTGTTCATAGATTCCTGATGCCTGATCCTTGGTGATTTGATTTTTTTCTAAAGCTTCTTGGATAAAATAATCTAGCAATCGGAGTCTGGATTCAGGAGCAATGCCTTTTGAAACTTCTTTTAATGTTCTAAGTTTGTCAGCAAAAGTTCTTTCAGGTTTTGGTTCGGGTGTGCCATTAGCGAATTTTTCTCGCCTGACCATCCATGCGTAGGCTTCGTTGTAATGATGGAGCTTCAATTTAAACTCCTAAGATACCTGGTAATCCTCCAGCTTGAACACCTGCTCTAGCTTGACCATATTCGTTTCTTAAAAATTCATCTATGTCCATAACAGGAAATCCTGGCATTTGTTCGTTCATATTGTATTTGTAATTTTCATACATTTCTATTTCATCATCAGAGTAGCTTCCAGGTTTGTATTCTGCCATTTTCATTTCTGATCTATCTTTTCTACCGGATGTCTTTTCAAAATAGAATTCTTTTAACTCATCAATGCTATTTGGTTTTCTTCCTTTTTCTCTAACGAATTCCATTACAATTTCTTCCATTGTAACTGTAGGATCAATAGTTCTTGTTGAGACTTGCATGATGCCTTCTTCTTCCATAGGTCTGCTTCCTTTTAAAATTTTTTCAAAATCACCCATGGGATCCATGTCGATTTCTTTGATTTTTATATTATTCCTTTTTATGTAGTCCGTCAAGGATTCTCCTGCCTCAACCCCTACACCAGAATTGTAAGAATCAATTACGTCTGCGTAAGTTTCAAATTCCATTAATAGTATGTCCTTTGTTTTTTAATCGTTGGTTCATCTATATAATCTTCAGGGTGAGAAATCAACCCACCTTGTCTAAATCTCATCAACGCTTGGGTCATGGAATCGACTAAATCGTCATGATCTCCATAAGGAAAAGCAGCACATTCTTCGATAACTTCCTGTGCAAATTCCATTTCTTTGGGCGCCCATATCAGTCCCGACTCAAAGAGCGGTGACACTGCGTTAACCCTAGTGTGCTTATCGTTGCCTTTACTAGGTGTAAAATTTATAACAGGTATACCCATCTTACGCAACTCATAAGTGAGAGGGAGCCCTGATGCCTTACTCTCGATTATAACTGTTTCCGGATTCCAGTAGCCGTACTGTTCTAATGCAATACGTCTTAGTTCAGGGAACTCATATCTGCCTTTGATTGAATCAACTAGTATAAGCTGTGGTCCTGAATCTTCATCAGGAGTAAAAACTCCCCAAGTTGTAATAGCAGAAAAGTCAGCAGATTCTTTTTTCATAAAAGCTGTATCGTAAGATTGAATAACGTGTTGTAGTGGCGGAAGTTTTTCTTCTTCCCAATTCTTCCACCATTCTCTTTTAATTAATGCTCCTTCTTCTGAAGTAGGATTTTGCATATACTGAGCATTCCACTTGCTGCCTGGGATAGAAGCCTTTACTCCGTTTAAATCTTTCAGGCTCCAGTATTCAGGCCACAGGGGTTTACCAGACGGAAGGATAGCTGGGAACTCAATTAGTTCCCATTGATCTGCTCTAGTTTCTTTTTGAGCAGAAATTAATCTTCCAGTTAAATCTTTTTCATTCCAACGAGTCATAACCACGACGATAGTTCCACCAGGTTGAAGACGTTGTCTAGGTCCTGAAGTATACCACTCGTAAGTTCTATCTAAAGCTTGTGCATTTAATGCATCTTGTTCAGTGTGAGGATCATCAATGATTAATAGATCGGCACCCCTTCCTGTAATAGCCGAGCCAACACCAGCTGCATAATACTCACCGCCTTGTTGAGTTTCCCATTTACCAGCTGCTTGTGAATCTTCTTTTAATCTTGTTTGAAAAATTTCTTTATACTCTGCAGAATCCATAAGTTGTTTTGCTTTACGACCAAACCTAACAGAAAGTTCTGTTGTATTTGTAGATTGAATAATTTTTAATTTTGGATTTCTACCTACCATCCACGCAGGTAAAAGATAAGATGCAAACTCAGACTTAGTATGTCTTGGGGCCATATTAATAATAACCCGTTTTACTTTTCCTTCTGCAATATCATTAAATTTTTTTGCAACTTTTTTGTGATGGGACCCTTCTATAAAATCCGGCCATACGTGCTTAACAAAAGCCATAAAATCTTTCTTAATCTTAGACTCCTTTTTCTTTTCTTTCCACTTAGACATATACAAAGCAAGTTGGCGCTTTACATCTGGAGGAAGTTTTTCAAATTTTTTTAATTTTTCTATATCTAATTTCATAAACTCATTAACTAATTTAAGCCTTTAAATGCATAAATCTTACCGTAAAGGGTAGACCTTGGGACCCCTTTACTTAAAACTTATAACCGCTTTTTTGTAAAATTGCAAAAATACAACCTGGACTGGTACCTCTATTGTATATGTATTGCCCCGCCTGATCCCGGCGCACAACCTGTAGTTGTCCCCGCGCGTGACATATTTGCAACACCTGTGTTGCTGGCTTGCCATACCATATGTGGTGTGGCGCCTTGGACCTGGCGCCACAACCTGTGGTTGATGCGTTTACTGCATACAACTTCTAGTCTAATAAAACCATATATGCTTTCGCATTATGTTTCATAAACCAAGACAGCTTATCTCTCATCTTCTGCCAGTGCTTACTACCACCTGTGCCCAGCGTCTTATCTTCTATGGTTGCCTGAAGTTCGTGCATAAATATCTCGTCGTGCTTTCGTGCCTCTTCTTTAGTTAGCATAACAGATTCACCATTAAATCTATTTCTTCTCTCTTCTGTTCTGCCGTCTGCTTTTGTGTCTAAGTATAGGTCTGTCATATGTCCTTTCGTTTATTTATGTTTGCATTATATAGGATATTCCTATAAATGTCAAATGTTATTTTGTTCCTTTTTGTCGCACCTATTTATTCATAAGCTACCTCCATTGTTTTATATTTTTGACCAGACCTATAACTATCGTCGTCGTATGTATGGGTCGTAATCTTAACTGGTGTTTCACTTGGTTGCTTAACTGAATAGGTGTTCGCAATCTCAACGCAAAACTTATTTAAGAATTCAAATAAACATCTTTGATTACAGAAATAATCCCAGATACTTGGGTTGTTGTCATTGTTCCAATTATATCTACCAACTTTTATTTTAACAGTTCGCAATACTTTATTGTCGCCAGTTCCTCTCACTCTTGATTGAGTTTGCACCTTATGACAATCTGGATTATGACACCAATTATAATTACTCATATCTTCTTAACCTTTCATTTTGATTTGTTCTTGGTAACATCTGCCAAAACATAGACACTCCAAGAAATGTAATTAATAATCCAACAGTAAAATTTAAATGCAATGCTAGAATTACTCCTAGCATTGTCATTATAAATCCGACTAATCCAATAAACAATCTCATTAGACTGTCGCCTTTATTGTCATTAGTTCTGTTGCCATTCGCCAACCATTTGCGTCTAAATCCCAGTAGATAAAACAAACTTTGCCATTGTTAGAAACAAAAGCCTTGCCAGTAGTAAAACAACAATCTGGCTTTGTCCATTGTCCTTGTCTAGTTATAAACTTCTTATGTTTGTTTGCCCAGTATGTAATAGTAAATTTTTCTGGGATATTTGCTAGTGGTGTTGTAGCTTTGTCAGTCATTTTATTTGTCCTTTCGTTTTTATTTATAATGGGATTATATATTATAATCCCATTAATGTCAAGTGTTAATTTACACTTTGTTGTTGTTCATATAACAGTCTTTCTGCTATTTTTTCCTCTCTTGTTTTCTCTCTCTTGTTCTTCATACCTTTAATCCTATCTGCTAAATTTTTAGGATTATAGATAGTCAGTCCAGTAGAGTTTGTTCGGATTATTTCTGCGTCATTAATATTTAATCCAAGTTCAGTAGATAATTCTATTGCCTCGTCTAAATATTTATAACCTTTTAGACCAAGTTTAATTTCTTTCATCTGGTCTAATACAGATTTAATCCATTTATGATGAGCAATTACAAACTTACCTTTTGCTTGTTTCCATTCTTGCAACATCATAAACTCTTGTTCAGTACAAGCGATTGACCTATCACGACAATAGTTTCTACCAATTAAATCTAATTGATATTTTTCATTCCATTGTTTGCCATAACCTTTGTCGTCGTCGCCAAGATATTTATTGTTTGCGTCAACATATTTTGTTCTATGTGGGTTATTGTCTTTGCCCTCTTGTTCAATCAAAATATCTGGGTTGCAATCCTCTTGTGCTTTTAGTTCATCACGAAACAAAGCATATCCATATTCATTATCACTTCTTGAATATGAAGAATTGTTGTCAGTATCTAGGTCGCCATTTAATCTAAAATCAAAATGTTTCTCAATGGCTTTCTCTCTTGCTACTGGCTTGTTATCGTAATCTCTTTCTTCAACGACACCCATATAATGAAAATGAAAACAACTGTCTTTTGCGATAGTGTCAACATTTTCAAACTTGTCTTGCAGATATTGTGCTTTTGCAACATCATCTAAAGTATAATGTCGCCTTACAATTTTTTCTGCAATCTTCCACGCATTGTCATTCAAGTCAATTTGTTCGCCTTTTAACTTGTCGTAGTTTTGTTTTTCAACAGTATCTTCTTGTTCAAGATGTACTCTCATTCTGTTAGCAATCTTGTTCCGATACTCTTGATTTAGTCTTATTCTACTCATATTGTTTCTTCCTCTTTCTTGTATGCAAATATCGGATTATATTTTACAATCTGATATTGTACTTTTTTGTTTTGATTAATTAACTGATAACCTTGCAACATATCTTGTGCCTTATATTCGTCATCAGTATAATCTACTATATCGTAGGAATTTTCTATTCCTTTATAGTATGTTTCTTTTAGTATTATATACATCATTGTATGCCTTTCGTTTGGTTTATAATTATAATTATCCTATCATAATTGGGATATATTGTCAAATAAAAAAATAAAAAAAAATAAAAAAAACTTCTTGACATTTAGGACAATCCCATATATATTATGTTTATATTTATTTATAAAAACTTAAATATAACATTTAAGCTAACCTGTGGTGTTGCTATCAGTGTGATGCACCCACAGGTTGCATAACGAAAGGAAAAATGGATACAAAAGAATTAAAAAGAATTGCAGATATTCTGCAAGAGATTTTGGATCTTGTAAAAAAAGATATGAATCCAAGAACTCAACAAGAACCGAAAGGCTAGTTTAGAACCATTCTAATCTGGGTATCGGAATCACATATGCATTTTAAACAGTTTGCTCTATGTGATTCCGATACCCCGACGGGGGTGGACGTATCGGCGTCAAGCTTGGAGCTTCAAGCTTGACAGCTGATCCTATATAGTGTAGGATAAAAAAACGAAAGGAAAAAATATGAAATACAAAGGAGACATACACGACCATTTTGATATACAGCCTCAGGGGACAATTGCGCTGGTGAGACCAACTACAGAATGGGCTGAAGAGTGGTGGTCAGATAACGTAGAGGACCTGGGTAAGATGGGTCTATATTATGTGGTTGAGCCGCGTTACCTCCAGAACATTCTGGATGGTGCAAAAGAAGTGCTAGAAACATAATGCACTCTCTTTCGTTCCCGGGACCTGGCGCTATTATTGCCGCGGCGTATACAGCTGGTGGTGAGAAGAGCGCGGGCCGGTTAAATTTAAATTTAGGGCCCAAGCTCAAGCAGCAGGCACAGGCTCAAGCTTGACAAGTCTCAAGCTGTAGTGTATAGGATTATAAAGGATAAATTATGATGTTAAAAAAAGAAGCAAGACAAATCACCGGCGGGCTGTCGAAGCCGTCGAAGATGCCAGGACCGGCGCATAACCTGCCGGCGTGGAAGTGTATCACAGGGGTGAAGCTTCAGAAGGTGCCAGGCTCTGTCTGTGCTGGCTGTTACGCTATGAAGGGCCGATACAGGTTTCGTAACGTGCGCGAAGCTCTAGAGCGGAGACTCGACGCGCTGCAGGACCCGCGATGGGTCACAGCAATGGTAACACTGATCACAGGTGAGAAGTACTTCAGATGGCACGACTCAGGAGACATCCAGGGGCCCAAGCACTTGGAGAACATATTCGAAGTGTGTAGACGTACCCCGGAGACCAAACACTGGATGCCAACGCGCGAAGTAAAATTTTTAAAAGATATAGATCCGGCCCAAGTTCCGCCAAATTTAATTATTAGAATAAGTTCGCATATGATCAACCAGGGACCTGTAAACAGCTGGCCTTGGACTTCAACTGTATCCACGAAGCCTGAAGACAGGACGTGTGCAGCGCCGGACCAGGGCAACGAATGCAAAGATTGCAGGGCGTGCTGGGACCGTGACGTCGCGAACGTATGCTATGGTAAACACTAGTATGATATGGCACCACCCAAAATATTATGCAGCCCTCCGGGCTGAACGCAAGAAGCTTCAGGCACAGGCGCAAGCACAAGCACAAGCTGGGGCCCAGGCACAAGCGTCAGGCACAAGCAAACCAGAACCTAGTTCAGGTTCTCAAGCAACAAGCAAGTCTCCGGCAGGCCCAAGCAGCAAGCAGGGGTCCTGATCCCGTGGGTCACAAGCTCCCGTATCCGGGATCCTTCATAAAGTTTTACAAGGTTAAGGCTTCCGGCCTTAACTAGGATATATGTATTGCGTGGATGTTTCACGTGGAAGGCAATTTGATGTGGGGAAAATTTTATTTTGTTGGTCTTTGTATACTTAAGTTCTAGAGTAAAAAAGTGGCCGTTAGCATTGTAACCCAATAGATCAGGAGTACCGGGTAGACTAATGTTTTCAATCCGAATCCACGATATGTTTGAAGGAGTTTTCTTAAGTTCTGCATAAAATTTAGTTTCGGGTTTCACTACTACACCTTTGTTATTTGTCAATTACAAATGATCTAAATTCCAAAATATTTTTTGCTGAACGTGTTCAAAGTCTATGTTGAAAGAGATTATAATTTTCTCTTTGTCTAATTTCATTGGAGGCGATCTGTGAATTGCAAAGGATGGGAACAGCACGATGTCTCCTTCATTGACAGTCAATATAATTTTCTCTCCATTGTCATAAGGCGCTACTACTTGAGTCTCCATATCGCCATTGTCTGCGTATTTTAAATAATAAACACCAGTATAATTGTTAGAATGAACGTGCCAGTTATGTTTATCTCCAAAATTTTTATATCTTTGGTACCACAACTCTCTAATTATTGGATGACTTAAACCTAAATGATCTCCAAACTTATCAAATTGTTTTTGTAAAACAGGAGCAGCTAACTTCACCCAAGGTCTTTCCCACTCTCTTGCGTGTTTATAGTCTACAAAAGATATTTGATTAATACCATCTTCTGTATGTGTTGTTGCATCTTCGCTAATTAGTTTAATTAATTCATCTTTTACTTCGTTATGTTCATCTAGTTTGTCTAGAAGAATCGGAGCAGCTATTGGTGTTTTCTCAATCATTATGTAATTTTTTTTATAACGTCACCCATATTCCACGTTTCTGGTGTAACAGTTAATATTAATCTATGTGTTTCTCTACATCCTATTATCTTATTTTCCATAAGTTCTATTGTTTTTATGTCGTAAAACTTACCATTAGGCAATAAAAGCTGAACTCTCGCGTTCTGTGTTGTCGGCGAGACTAGCATTTTATCTAAAACTTGACCTAATAATCTTCCATTCATACTATCAAGGTTGCAATATAGCTGATGTTGTATTAAATTACAAGTATGGGTTTACCAAAAAAATTAACTGAGCAACAAATAAAATTCGCTAATTTACTTATCTGTGAAGAGGGTAGAAAGACAGCGACGCAATGTGCAATCGAAGCTGGCTATGCAAAAGACTCAGCTAGACAACACGCTAGCAAATTACAAAATCCAAAACTATATCCATTGGTAGTACAATACATTGGAGAACTTAGAGAAGAGTGGCAAAAGAAATACGATGTAACATTTGGTACTCACATTTCAGAGTTAGCAAAATTGAGAGACGAAGCTAGAGAAAAGAAAGCCTGGTCTGCAGCAGTAAATGCGGAAGTTGCACGTGGAAAAGCTGCAGGTCTGTATATAGAGCAGAAGATAATCCGAACAGGAAAATTAGAAGACTTAACCACAGAAGAGTTAGAATCAAGAATGAAGCAAATAATAGATGACTATTCACCAATCCTTGATGGCGTAGAAGTTCAAGAGTTAATAGAAGAAGTAAAAGATAAACCAAAGTCAACTTCCAAGGCAAACTAAGCATATGTATATTCTTTTAGATACTTGTATAACGTGGGGATGTTATTGTCAGAAACAATTTTTTTCCAGCTATTACGCTGATCTATCAGAGTATGTATATGTCCCTTACGACCATCTAGAAACTCTTCTACATTATTAGCATAATAATTATATTTAGCTGTGTTGTCATCAAAAGGTATGAAGTTCATACCAGCTGCAATGCAATGCATACCACCGCTGTGTGGATACTGATAATTATCATACACCCAAAAATTATTATTTTGAAATAAACTATTGACTTGAGCATTCTCATCAGAAAAATGATAGTGTCTGTTCTGTACTGCTCTCCAATAATGTGAGTCCATACGTTCAGATAAAGCAAAGTGAGAAGCAACAAACTCAGCAAACTGTGTAAAGAATCTAGACGTTGCCAAGTTATAATGATCTTTTAGGTAATTAGTTATTCTTCCTCGTTTTAATAATCTAACTAAATTAAATAAATTTCTGTGTACACTCAACAAACCATTAGATTCTAAAGGCTCAACAAATCCTGCAGACAAACCAATTGCAACTACATTTCTTACAAATGTTCTTCTACGTCTACCTGTTTGAAATTTAATATTTCTATATTTAAGTTCTGGCTTACCTGTATGTTTTTTAAATTCTTCTAATGCTTTCTCATCATCTATAAATTTATCAGAATAAACATAACCACTACCCATTCTACTCCATAAAGTTACTTTCCAAACCCAACCACTGCTCAAAGCTGTGCAATCAGTGTAAGGTAACATTTCTTTTTCTTGATTAGTGTAAGGTATCTGTGCGGCCCACGCTGAATTGTTAGGAAGTATATCTTCAAAACTAATAAAAGGTTCTTTTAATTTTTCTCCCAGCAATACAGATTTAAAACCTGTACAATCTATAAATAAATCTCCACCAATAGATTCTTTTTCTGTAAACACACTCAAGATAGCTTCATCAGTCATCATTACTTTGTGAACTGTACCAGTCATATGTTTTCCACCAATTTTTTTAAATTCTTCACGCAACCAGTTAGCAAACATAACCGCATCAAAATGATAAGCTACGTCTCTTTTAAAACTATAATTAGGTAAACCAACTTCTTCGTTTTGTTTATCTGTTAATATTTTATTTTCATTTATCAAAGCCATTATAGAATAATGCGACTCCGCATAGTCTGTTACAGGTGTGTCTGGGTACACCATCTTTTTTATATACCAATCATTTAAATTTTCTGTTGATGGATAACCAAAAGGGTAATGAAAACCACCATCACCAATTGTATAAAAATCATTAAATTTAACAGACATCTTGTAAGTAGCATTGCAATGTTTCATCCACTGCTCATCTTTTAAATCTACCATTGCTAACCACTGGTTAAACTCAGCTAATGTGCTTTCACCTACACCAACCGAAGGTATATCTTTAGACTCTAGTAATACTATTTCTTTTTCAGGAAATAATTTTTTTAAAGTATAAGCTGACATTGTGCCAGCACTACCGCCTCCAACTACTACTATTTTTTTCATCCTCCCCAAACATCTTTCTGTCTAATCTGCCAACCATCTGGACTAATATCAGTAGGTTTGTTATTTTCATCTACTACTCTAAAACTAAAATTAGCTGCAATTGAAACTCTTTCTATGTCTGATTTAAACGTTGCAACGCTATGGCAAAGCATAGCAGGAAATATAAAAAAATCTCCAGTCTTAGGTTTAAATACTTGTTGACCAACAAAACCCGGTGCTGGACATTGATTAAAGAAAGAAATAGAACCTGGTCCTCCTCCTTTACCTGTAAACTGTCTCTGCTCTTCTAATAATTCATCAGGTACATCTAAATATAAAACACTAGATAAATCACAAGGCAAGTGAATGTGCATTGGATTACTCTCACCTTTTTTCATATAGTTTACCCACGCACTATCTATGTTTAATCCACCAGGCATTTCTTTACCATAATAAAGTTTAAAAGCTTGTGCATATGCACTAATATATCTACGAACAATATTAATAAATTCTTTTCTATCTATTTCATACTCGTTATCAATAACACCAGCCAAGTTATGTCTGTAATCCCAATCTTTTCTTTTCTTACAAATCTTTTTTAATTTTTTTAAGTCCACATCATTTACTGTGGCTTTGAATAGTAATGGCCCCCAAAAATAATAATTATAATGTATCTCTTCTTCTTTCATATTTCCTCCTTTAAAAATAATTAATGTTTATAGTTATTCTCCTTTGTTTATCTGTACAGTTTGTGCTGTGATGAAACTCAGCTGAGTTAAAATGCAAAACAGAATTCTCTACAGAAGCTACGCTTTTCTTTTCTTTTTTTAATCTTGTATACCCATTGTTAGTATTCACAAAATACAAAGCAGATTTACAATCATATTTTTGGTCAACGTGATAGCCGTGTTTAACTAACTGTTGCGAAGCAGGGTATAAATTAGCTTTTATTCTTATTAAAGCTTTTGGTTTTAACTTATTTAGTATTGGCTGCATCATATCCCAACCTTCATTGCTTCTTCTTTCGTGGTTATCATATATCATATGTGCAAAATAACCGTTTGCTGTATCACTCTCATCTGCAACGTGGTCAACATAAAACCAACCAAACCAGTTGTTTGTAATAGTTTTATATAACTTCTCAAAATCTTTCTGTTCTAAAAAATTCTTCTCTATCCTCATATTTCTATTTTTGTTATCTTTTTTATACATCCTGCTGGAAATACATTTCTATCACTAAAAACTTCATCGTCATTATCATAACTAGAAAACGTTTTTACAGTCTTTCTATCTTTAGAGTATAAATAAGCGTGCGTTGTCATAGACGCTGGTTTCATCTTATCAAAATCATCAGCATTAGCGTGCCCGCTGTCGCCCAAAATATCGCTCCACTCCACACAGCAGAAATAATATTTCTTTTTCTTAATTTGTATAAATTTATATCGTTTCTTCCTTTTTACCATAATGCTTTTTTACAGAATATTTTTTGTTTTAGTAATAGTTTAAATCGCGCGCGCGTTGGGAAACCTTTTGTAACACGTTGTAACAGCTTGTAACACTTTTGTAACAGCACTTTGTTCAATAATATCAATGATTTAAACCAATTGTAGCATTGTAACAGCTTTTGGATTCTTTTTTTATAAAAAAATTTTTTTATTTCTGTAAAAATACTATAAGGATTAGCCATCAACAAACTCCATCCAGCCATTAATCATATATTTTACGCCATTTATTGGCGGATTTCCTCTATGAAAGTGGGTCCAGAAAGCTGGACATATGACTAGTCTGCCACATTTTGGCCTTATTCTAAGATGCTGATTCAGGAATTCTGTCTCGCCTCCCTCATCCACATCGTTGAGATATATCATACACAGAAGCAATCTCTCTGACCGGCTCAGCCCATCCTGCTCGCAATGCCACTCGTGATAGCCTTCACCTGGCTGTGTGGCCTGTACTTTGACGTCAGTATTAAGAGTAAATCTAGATACTTCGTTTAGCATTGGGTATTTCTCAATGTAGTTATCAAGTCCTAGCTGTATTGCATCGTTAAAATCTCTTAAAAGAGGTAGATTAGTTTTAAATCTTTCTCTGTTATTTAAAAAATATATTTTGTTATCTTGTTTTAATGGTGATGTGCCTGCGCTCTTAGCTCTACTAATACTGTTAACGCTTTTAAAGAAGTCAATCACCTCATCGCACCATTCTTTAGATACTGCATTGTCTTGCTGCAGTATGTAATCATTTATTTTTATACTCATTTCTCTCTATCCTTTTTATTTTTTAAAGATTGTTGGTAAGATTCGTTCAGTTCATCTTGTTCTTTTTTTCCAAATATTTCATCAAAGTTTTTTCTGTACAAATCGTTGGAAACCCTTGATTTTCCGTCCCATTTTGGCTTTTTATTTTTTTTACTCAAGACTCATAACCTTTCTATACTCATTTAGATCAACTACTTTATTGTTCATAATTTTATGATCTTTGTAATGATCTAATATTTGTTTTACTTTTTCAAATTTTGTAATTGTGTATGGATAAATTAAACAGCACACATAATAAGCGTCTCTAAAAGTACATCGCCATCTATACTGCATAAGATATTTAGTGCCATCTTTACGAAGTCCCTTACGTGGCTTCTTTGTAACCGTACCAGTTTTTAAAGTTTCTTTTAACCAGTGTATCACCATCGGGTCCGTCATTGTTACTTCCATACTAATACGCATAGAGTTTGACATACGATAACCAGGTTTATCTTTATGTTTCTTTTTCTTTTCAGGTCCTCGTTTGTAATGGATACTGCCTTCTCCATCAAAAAGTCCTGCTATGTATGATATTTCACTTTCCTTCATAATATTTACTTACCCTCCTTAACCATTCCCACATATAATGTTGAAATTCTTCTCCCTCTATTTCAAATGTTTGAAAAAAATTGTCCTTACTACACATTAGAATGATTCCAAACTGGATATCAGTTTTGTATACATAATTGTGAGCCAGTGCATACCCGGCTAGTTGTAAGAAATAATCAGAAATCCATTCTCGTTTCTTTGGTCTATTAGTTTGTTTAAAATCCACTATGGCTTGCTTTTGACCGTATATCCCTGTGAGATCGCAAGTACCCGCGTATAGTCCGGGGTAGTATAAACAGGACTCAGACCCCCATATTTCTGTCATTTTGCCCTTTAAACCTTCATCATATACAGTTTGGGCCATCACCCCTGCCTGTTGGCCTAGATCGCTTAAATCAGCGTGTCTTTGGCCCAGCAATAGCCCTTCTATACACCTGTGCATAATAGTGCCTCTTTCTGCCGCCTGATCCCTGATGCCGTCTGCCACATTCTTGCCCACTTTCTGCTGCCAATTGGCCAAACTTAATTTCTTCTCCTCAGTCTGAGTAGCAGACAATATAGTCGTAACTGAAGGCAGTTTCTGGTCTCCTACATCATAATGTCTTTGATCATTAATCAGGCTCCTTGTAGAGCTCGGATACTCAAACTGTTTATTCCATTTAATAT